ATTATTTCGGGAGCGAACCAAAATCTGAAGAAAAACCCCGTGAGAAATCACGAGCCAAGCCCGCCGCAAACGTTGTAGCCCCTGCTACTCGTTCTGTAGCACCGAAAAAAGTGCAGCTTACGCAAACGCAAGTACAAATTGCTAAACGCCTAGGTGTACCACTTGAACTTTACGCCCGCAAGGTTGCCGAACAAACTGGAGATAGATAATGACTACTGGAACAACTAAATTAACACGCGAATTAGAATCTCGTGAATCTGCTGCAAGACCCGTAAACTTATGGACAGCACCAGAAACACTGCCAAAAATTAATGAACGCGAGGGTTGGGTTCACAGATGGTGCAGAACTTCCTTAATGGGAGCAGCTGACCCGATGAATATCTCCAAGAGCCGTAGGGAGGGGTTTGAACCTGTAAAGGCAGAAGACTATCCTGAAGCTATGACACACGCGTCCATTGATGGACAGTTTAAAGGGTCAATTGAAATTGGTGGTTTAGTATTATGCCGAGCACCACGAGAGATGATGGAACAACGAGCTAAACACTATGAGAAGCTCGCCAACGACCAAATGGAATCGGTGGATAACACGTATATGCGAGAGAACGACCCACGTATGCCGATGTTTAAAGACAGAGCTACTAAGGTTACTTTCGGAGGCAAGTAATTTTTTTATAATTTAATATTGGAGGTTTAAAATGGCAACATTCTCTGGTCCTTATGGACTAAAGCCAATTAACCTTATTGGTGGTCAAGCATTTAACGGCGGTGTGATTCGTGAGATTCCATTAACTGTTAATAACTCTGCGGCTATCTATAACGGTGACTTGGTTCAAATTGGCGCAGCTTCTGCTGGTCAGCCAACGGTGGTAACTTCTACTCCTACAACATCTTCTGTTGGTTTGGTTGGTGTTTGTGTGGGTGTTCGTTATCAATTAGCAGGTCAACAATTAGGCTATCCTTTATATGCCCAGTACTTACCGTCTGGCGCAATTAACTCTGGTTACACAAATATTTTTATTCGTGTGATGGATGACCCAGATGCATTGTTCCAAGTTCAGTCTTTGGGTTCTATCCCAGCTACTGCTATCGGAAAAACAATTGCATTGGCTAACTTCTCTGCTGGTACTTCTAGCTCAACAGGTAACACAACAACTGGTAACTCTGTAGTAGCTTTGGCTTCTTCCGCAGCAAATACTGGTGCTTTAGCCTGTCGTATCGTTGATTTTGTGAATAACAACTCAACATTTGGTGGAAACTTCCCATCTAACCCCGGTGATGCTTATACAGACTGTATCGTTAAATTAAATTTTGGCGTACATATGTATTATCAAGCATCTGGTACAACTAACTAAGGAGCTAAAAAATGGCTATTTCACGTTCACAGCTCCTAAAAGAGCTATTACCCGGTCTCAATGCCTTGTTTGGTCTTGAGTATGCACGTTATGGTGAAGAGCACAAAGAACTCTATGAAATCGAGAGTTCCGAGCGTTCATTCGAAGAAGAAACTAAGTTGTCAGGTTTCTCAGCTGCCCCAGTTAAGTCTGAAGGCGCTGCAATTGCTTATGACAACGCGCAAGAAGCATGGACAACTCGTTACTCACACGAAACTATCGCTTTAGGATTCTCAATTACTGAAGAAGCAATTGAAGATAACTTGTATGACTCATTGTCTGCTCGTTACACTAAAGCATTAGCTCGTGGTATGGCTTATACAAAACAAGTTAAAGCTGCTTCTGTATTGAACAACGGTTTTAGCTCAAGCTACCTCGGTGGTGACGGCGTTGCATTGTTCTCTACTGCACACCCACTCGTATCTGGTGGTACTAACAGCAACACTGCATCAACTCAAGTTGACTTGAACGAAACTTCTTTGGAAGCTGCCGTTATTCAAATCGCTGCTTGGACTGATGAGCGTAGTTTGTTAATCGCTGCTAAGCCACGCAAGTTGGTTGTTCCTCCTGCATTAATGTTCGTTGCTACTCGTTTGCTTGAAACTAAGTTACGTGTTGGTACAAACAACAATGACATTAGCGCAATCAATAACAACGGTCCTATTCCAGAAGGTTACACAGTTAATCACTTCTTGACAGACGTTAATGCATGGTTCTTGTTAACTGATGTACCAAATGGTCTCAAGCACTTCGTTCGTACACCACTCCAGAATTCTATGGATGGCGATTTTGACACAGGTAACGTCCGTTACAAGTCACGCGAGCGTTATTCTTTTGGCTGGTCAGACCCATTAGGTGTCTGGGGTTCTTCAGGTTCATTCTAATAGAGTGTATCTGCCCTAGG